ATTAAAAACAAAAAACAAAACAATGGGAAAAAATTTATTCAATTCCATTAAGTTACAAAGACCTAAAAAGAATGTCTTTGACCTCACGCATGACGTGAAATTATCAGCAGATATGGGTAACCTTACCCCTATTTTAACACTCGAATGTGTACCTGGTGATAAATTTGAATTAGGTTGTGAATCACTTGTTAGATTTGCACCATTAATTGCACCAGTAATGCATCGTATGGATGTAAGCATGCACTATTTCTTTGTACCAAATCGTATTTTATGGGAAAATTGGGAAAAGTTTATAGTAAATCAAGATTCTGGCTTTATTCATCCATATATTAATGTAAATGGAAACTGGACAACTGCTCAAAAAAAGTTTGCAGATTATATGGGTATACCACCAGCACCAAGTACTGGTACTGAAACGTCAATTAACGCATTACCTTTTGCAGCATATCAAGCAATTTTTAACGAGTATTACAGAGACCAAAATTTAGTACCAGCAGTTGATTATAAATTAGTTGATGGAGAAAACTCTAGAACAACATTTGCAGTTATGCGTAAGAGAGCATGGGAACATGATTATTTTACTAGTTCATTACCTTTTGCACAAAAAGGCGCTGCAGTTGATATACCATTAGGTAATATAGATGTACCATGGACAAAAATTGCTGGTAAAAATCCAAATGGTAGTCCAGATGTTCAAGCAGTTTCTGGACAATATGATGTAAATGGTGGTGTACCATCACCATTAACTGATGGTTTATATGTTCCTCAAATTTCAGCTGATGTAGAACCAACTACTATTAACGATTTACGTAGAGCGTTTAGATTACAGGAGTGGTTAGAAAAGAATGCAAGAGGTGGTACTCGTTATATCGAAAGTATTTTAACACATTTTGGTGTTAAATCAAGCGATTCAAGATTACAAAGACCTGAATACATTACAGGAGTTAAAACACCTGTAGTTGTTAGTGAAATTGTTAACACAACTGGAGAAGTAGATGGATTACCTCAAGGAAATATGGCTGGACATGCTATGAGTGTATCAAGTGGTAGAAGTGGTTCATATTATTGTGAAGAACATGGATATATTATTGGTATTATGTCTGTAATGCCGAAAACCGCTTATCAACAAGGTATACCTAAAACTTATTTAAAAAATGATTCATTAGATTATTTCTGGCCTTCATTTGCACATATTGGCGAACAACCAGTTACAAAGAATGAAATTTATGCGTATACAAGCAATGCTAATGATACTTTTGGTTATGTTCCACGATATGCAGAATATAAGTATATGCCGTCAAGAGTTGCAGGAGATTTTAGAACAACATTAGATTATTGGCATTTAGGTAGAATATTTGAAGAAGAACCTGAATTAAATGAAGTGTTTGTACAATGTGATCCAACAAAACGTATATTTGCAGTAGATGACCCTTCAGGAGATTCATTATATTGTCACGTATTAAATAAAATTAAGGCTATACGACCCATGCCGAAATTTGGAACTCCAATGTTCTAAAATGTCATCTCGTTGTATAACACCATTTTATAAAAAAGAACCCATAAGAGGTGAATACATGCCTTTACCTTGTGGTAAATGCCCCCCATGTAAAAAAAGACGAACCAGTGGCTGGTCGTTTAGGTTAACAAAAGAAGGAGAGCGGAGTAATTCCGCTCTCTTTATAACATTAACTTATGACACTGAATATGTCCCAATAACTAAGAATGGGTTTATGAATTTAGATCTAACCGATATACAAAAATTTTTTAAAAGATTAAGAAAACGGACTAATGAAAAAATTAAATATTATGCAGTTGGGGAATATGGAAGCTCAAAAAAGCGGCCGCATTATCATATTATTCTTTTTAATGCTAATAAAGAACATATTATCGATAGTTGGACTATTGATAATAAGCCTATTGGTTCTGTGCATATTGGTGATGTTAGTTCTGCCAGTATCGGTTATACGCTAAAATATATGTGTAAAGAATCTAAAATTCCTATGCATCAAAATGATGATAGAAAAAAGGAATTTAGTGTAATGTCAAAAGGTTTAGGACAAAATTATTTAACTAAACAAATGATAAAATGGCATAAAAGTGATTTAGAAAATAGAATGTATGTACCTATTGAAGACGGTAAAAAGATAGCAATGCCACGATATTACAAGGATAAAATGTATACAGAACAAGAAAAGGATAAAATTAACAAACACATGGGTAATTTAGATGAATTAAATTACAAAAAACTTATTCAACTTCATGGTTCAGAATACGAGATAGATAGAATACAAATGGAGCAAGGATTATTTCAGTTTAAAAAAATGTATAAAAATTCTGAAAAAGAAAGAAAAACAAATAATTTATGAAAATTAAAAACATATTAAACGTACATACGTTTGAAAAAGACCATGAAAAAAATGGCCAACCAAGTTTAACAATTCCTGACCAATCAATGTCAATTAGAGAATTATTAAGAAGATATGCAAGTGGTTTACCACTTGGTGGAGGAAAAGAACAAATATGGGAAGGAGAAGATGGCGATGGTATTGACCCTCGCAGACTCGATTTAGCAGACCGTCAAGAACTTGAAATAGCTGCTCGTCAGGAGCTTGCGGAAATCGAAGAGCGTTTAAAGAGCAAAAAAGTAGAAAAATCGTCAGCAAAACTGACGAAAGAACAGATTCAAGATATTGAATCTCAAGATGTTGAAAACATCTAAAAACAGAGTAAAACGGCTGTGCGAGTTTACTCGCATGGCTGTTTTAATCAAGACAAGCGTAGCGCGTCAGTAATAAGCACTAATACTCTTGATATATTAGTGCTTATTGACACTAAAACCTAAAAAAATTATGAAAATTGAGCAAAGAAAAGAATTGGATGCGCGAAATTGGAATTTATTAGATAGGTTGCAGTGTCGATTTATAAATAAAAAATATAATAGAATTAGAAAATTATATTTTACCCCTATTGGTAAATTTAAATTTAACAAAAAATAAAAAAAGCGAATATTATGAGCATATGGAGTAGCCTAGCCACTTGGGCAAAAAGTGGCGCACCAAGTAGTCAATCTGTATTAAATACAGGATTAACAATGTTAACTAATTATCAAAATCGTCAAAGGGCATTAGCTGACCAAAAAGCATTGAATTTATATAATTCACCACAACAACAAATGCAGAGGTTTAGAGAAGCTGGTTTAAATCCAAATCTTATATATAAACAAACAAATGAAGGTGCAGCAGTAAGAAGTACAGATGCAATTGCACCAAAGTTGGACGAATCACAATTGGATGTATTAGGAAAATCTAATAATATACAAGTACAAAAATTAAATATGGAAAGTATGAAATTAAGAAACCAAAATCAACAATTACAAAATGAGATTTTAGCAGCTCAATTACCTGATTTGAAACAAAAGCCATTTTTTCAAAATCAACAATCACAAGCAGCTTATGATAATCTTATAGAGCAAGTTAATTTAAGGAGATTAGAAAGGAGTCAATATCCAATTAGAACTGATATTTTAGCTGGGCAATTAAAAGCTTTAACAACTAACAATGCTTATTTGAATACATCATTAATGCAGAAATATGACATTAATGAATTAGTAAAAAAGCATATGGATGAAATAATTAAGGGTAAAGTAATGGAAAATGATTTGCAAAAAATGGATGTAGATGTAAGAAAAGAGTTAAATGAAATTGTAGATGGATTAGGTAGTTCAGTAGGAGGAAAAATTATGGAATTTTTAGGAAAAGCTGCTTTAATGTATATGGGAAAAGCTAATCCTGTTAAAAATATTTATTTACCTAAAAAACCTAATTAATGAGATTATATACACAAGACCAAATTTTAAGGTTAATAAAATTATATAATACGGCAGACATGTCCGAAAAAGAGTTACTTAAAAAGTACGTAGAACAGGCAATATATAAATATTTTAATAACAAACTAAAAACAAAAACATGCGAAGAAGGAGCTATCGCCGAACATCTCGAAAGGGCAGTTATGGCAAACGACGTAAAGTAAGCCGCACATACTATGTATCACGTGGCGGAATTCGACTATAACAAAAGGGGGTTAGTCACCCCCATATTTTAATTTATTAAAAA